ACACATAACATTCTACCGATGAAGTCAACATTCAATGCACTCACTATGGATGCAAAGAAACAGGTAACATGCCTAGCTGAGAACATTTATTTTGAAGCCGCGCATGAACCAAATGAAGGTAAGAAAGCTGTAGCATTCGTAACCTTTAACCGAGTACAGTCTGGATATGCAAATGACATATGCGGAGTTGTAAAGCAAAAGACTGGTAACACTTGCCAATTTTCTTGGTATTGTGACAGCACATTTACCAGTAAGACATTGACAATCAAGAACACTTTGTTGTATAATGAGATTTTAGAGTTATCAACAAACCTTTTCTTGAATTTTGAAAGAATGACCGATGTAACAAACGGTGCAACTTATTACCATGCTGATTATGTGAATCCAGGTTGGACAAAACTAAAAAGGGAGAAACAAATTGGCAGGCATATTTTCTACAAGAGTAAAGGCGACAAAATTGACAGAAACAAAGGAATCATTTAAAATGAACAATAACTTAATTACGGTATGCATCTCAGCAACAATAGTTTGTTGTACGTTTATTGTAAGTATTTTCATGTATAATATAAACGACAGAAACAATATGGCAAAAAACATTGAAGCGGCTATTGCCAAAGGTGTTGATCCAGTTTCTGTTAAGTGTGCATATGAAACAAACATGAATGCAATCTGTATAACTTACGCAGCCACGGTTAGAAAATGAGTGAAGTAGATAGAATTTTTAGAGAATTGAAGACTTTCGCATCTAGTGTTGGTGAAGGTGCACCCGTAAGACACCGGGTTTCGCGGAGACGCGGTAGAAAGAAACGTAGTTTAAACTCTTGGACTTATGACGCAATGGATATGAATATGAATGAAATGAAAAGCGGGGCAAACGATAAATTTTTTGTCGGAGCATCAGATTACGCTGACTGGTTGCACTTGCAATTACTTGATTCGCGGACAGAAAAGAAAATGTCCACTTTCAATTCTGATTTGAAGATGCACGGGAATCGTAAAAAATGGCAAGACTTTATCAATGAAGAATTTGATGGTGACTACATCATTCAATATACAGATTCTTCTGGACTTATTGTTACAGAAGGTTTGAATTTCATTCGTTATGATGTGAATTCCAATTCTGTCTCAACACATACCTATGGTGATAAAATCTTTATTGAGAATGTTGAAGATATTTTTCTAAAGCATTTTGATGAAGTTACCTCATACATTGAGTGGGTGTACGGTGCAAATGGTGATAGCGTGAATGTTCCTTTGAATGCCGAGCGTTTGCCTGTTGATGAAATGTATCCGTTCCTCAAAGAACCATTGACTGACTACTATGACCGTTATCTGGAATCTAATGCAAACATTCTCTTGTTGATTGGACCACCAGGAACTGGCAAGACAACTTTCATCCGTGGTCTTCTTGCACACAGTAACTCCTCTGCTATTGTGACATATGATGCCGCAATTCTGGAGAAAGATTATCTGTTCGCACGATTCATTGAAGATGAAACAGGTGTGATGGTGCTTGAAGATTCTGATAACTTCCTGAAAGCACGTAGCGATGGTAACACCATGATGCATCGTTTCCTAAACGTTGGCGATGGTCTTGTTACCACAAAAGGTAAGAAGTTGATTTTCTCAACTAACTTGCCAAGTATCCGCGACATTGATCCTGCGTTGATTCGCCCTGGTCGTTGTTTTGACATTGTTTCTTTTGATTCATTGAAACAAAAAGAAGCCGAAGCATTGGCTAAGAAAATCGGTGTCAAACTTGATGGTAAGCGTGATAGCTGGACTATCGCAGAAGTGTTTAACAAACAAATTGAAGAAAAGAATACCCGCTCTGTGGGTAGCAAAATGGGTTTCGTTTAAGGAGTATATTATGGCTGTAAAACAATTTAGTATTAATCAAATCTCTAGTGAGGCTGACCGCAAGAAATTGCTTGATGCTATGAAAGAGTGTTCCAATTCTATGATTCGCATGGAAGGCGAAAAAGACTTTATCAAGGAAGCAATCAAAGAAATTTGCGATGACTTGAAGTTGCCAAAGAACATAGTGAATCGTCTGGTTAAAGTTTATCACAAACAAAACTATGATGAAGAAGTTGCTGTGCATGAACAATTTGAACAATTGTATGAAACGATTGTAAAATAATGCCGACAAAAGATGAAATGTTTAAGTTCCAGGAAGAGATTGAAAAACTCGTAGCTGGAACCGACTATAACTATATGGAAGCAATCATTGAGTATTGTAATCAGACTGGCATGGAGATTGAATTAGCATCCAGTTTGGTAAACAAAGACTTGAAGTCAAAAGTGGAAATTGATGCACAAGAACTCAATATGTTACCGAAAACACGTAGACTTCCTATTTGATTTGTGATATAATTATAGCATGACTGGTTATGAAGCATTCACTCTCTATCACGTACTAAAATTGCATTTCACCTCTGGGTATGACTATTTCAAGTACAATGGTAAAACAAATATCACCATAGAGACATTTGAGAAAAGAAAAGACAAGTACCATTTCTACAAGTTATCCCGCAAGTTTAACAATCGTAAAAATGACTACATTGATTTTGTTATCTCAAATTTTCTACACAATGATAATTGTTGGGCAGGCACTTTGCTTGAAGATGGATCCGATGAAGTCAACATACGGCGTTTAGCTATCATTCAAGCATTGAGTTACAACTTCCAAAATGATTGTTCGGTGATTGGTGAGAGTGGTAGCATAAACGATTTATTAAAAACTGACGGTGAGTATCCAGAGTTATTGACGATGGCTTTGCAAAAAGTTATTCAGACTGAAACTTTGTGCATACTCAATTCAATGATGAATTTTCTTCCTATGTGGCAAAGAAAAATCTCAGATGACATTCGCTGGCCATTACTATACAGAAAATGGACAAAATATTCTCCGTTTTTGAGTTTTGATAAAAACAAGTTTCGTGAAATAGCATTGAAAGAATTGAAATGATTGAAAAGATTTATTTGGATATGGATGGTGTTCTTTGTAACTTTGAGCGCCGATACTTTGAGTTATACAAAGAACTACCTGGTTCAATGCGTGACCGAAAAGAGTTTAGTGTACACTGGCATGACTTCATAGCGACAAAGCAATTTGAAACGCTAGACTGGTATCCTGGTGGTAAAGAATTAGTGATGTTTTGCTTTGAGGCAAACGTATCAATTGAGTTGTTGACTTCTTCTGGTGGTAACAAATACCACGATGAAGTTGCACGACAAAAACGTGTTTGGTTAGATAACAATGGTCTTGAAAAACTAAAGGCGAACGTTGTTCCCGGTCGTAAGCACAAGGCTGAGTATGCTACACCAAACACTATTCTTATTGATGATACACAAGATATTATCCAGTCGTTTAACGCCGCTGGTGGTATTGGTATTCTTCATAAAGAAATCGGTAATACTTTAATGATGTTAGAAGACCGCATTGAAAGTGTGCTAAATACATGATACAATGAATCATGTGGATAATTTTATACAACGCATACAATTTATACAAAGGAAAATAATATGTCTTTCGCTAATCTAAAACGCAACCGCGACAGCCTTGATAAACTCACAAAGGCTATTGAGACCACCACACAAACTGCTGAGGCTGGCTCAAAAGATGACACCCGATTCTGGGCTCCAACTGTAGATAAATCTGGTAACGGCATGGCTGTTATTCGTTTTCTACCAGCACCTTCTATTGATGGTGATGATGGACTTCCATGGGTACGCCGTTTTGACCACGGCTTTCAAGGACCAGGCGGTTGGTTCATTGATAACTGTTTGACTACAGTTGGTGATAAGTGTCCCGTTTGTGAACACAACTCTACATTGTGGAATTCTGGTGTTGAAGCAAACAAAGAAATCGTTCGTAAACAAAAGCGCCGCTTGAGTTACGTTGCGAATATCTATGTTATTTCTGATCCAAGCAATCCCGAAAATGAAGGTACTGTTCGCTTATATAAATTCGGAAAGAAAATCTTTGATAAGATTTCCGAAGTGATGAATCCTGAGTTTCCCGATGAAACACCTTTGAACCCATTTGACCTATGGGAAGGTGCTAACTTCAAATTGAAGATTCGTAATGTTGAGGGATATCGCAACTACGACAAATCAGAATTTGCTGATAAGTCTGCATTGCTTGATGGTGATGATGATAAATTGGAAGCAATTTATACCAAAGAACATTCTTTGAAAGATTTTACGGACAAGAAACATTTCAAACCATATGAACAACTTAAGGCTCGCCTTGACAAAGTTCTTGGTTTTGAAGGTGACGCTGTTCCTAATATTCGTGCAGAAGATGTTGAATTGCCAGCAACAGTTACAAGAGCGAAGGCTCCTGTGTCTACTACTGTAGATGATGACTTGGATTACTTCAAGTCGTTAGCTGAACAATAAACTAAACTTCTTCAGAACTTAGTTTGCCCCGCCTAGTGCGGGGTTTTTCATTTATAATTGCGAAACAGATTGAGACATAAACAATTCGGCGGCATCCCTATTCCATGATGAAGCTACCGCATTACCACCAGATGATGTGTTTGTTGTATTGTTATTATTAATAACTGTTGGCGCCTTTGATGGGGCACCAGAAAAACTCAATGTTCTGACACCATCATTTAATTCTGTGGTTAAAGCTGATATGCTAGATCCGCTAAATTTTTCCATTTTTTGTAGTCTGCGTTGAAGTTCTGCGGGATCATCTTTCTTTTCTGGTTTCTCAACATCTTTCAAAAATGCTTTGGTAGCATCTTCTACTGTTGTTGCTGATTTGAAATTCTTTGAATTTTTTGCAGCTTCAATAGCAATCTGGATATTTTTTTCGGGGTCATATAATTGTTCTGGAGTATATCCAGTTCCTAATCCACTACGTTTCCTATTTAATTGAAATAATCCATGACTATCATCATTTCCTTTTACATTGACAGCATTAGGATTTAAACTGGATTCTGTTATCGCATTTGCTACCGCGCCCAAAGCCTGAACATTACTAAATCCTGCTTCCCTAAATCTCTTTATAATTAAGTTGGCCATATCTCTTGGATTACCAGTTAACTTTGTTGGAGCATATTGCTGTACATCTAATGATGTTAATTCTTGATTAAATCTTTCTGGTATTGATTGTTGAACTTTTTTAATTCCTAATAAAGCAGATTCTTTTGCTTTAAATTCTTCTTCTAAACCTTGCCGGGAAGTTACTATGTCTTCAAGTTTTCTTCTTGCTACTTCTCTGAGATTGGCTAGAGTTTTAGGAGTCTCTGCATATCTTCCTTCTCCTGTTACGCCTTCACCAAAACCAACATTGCCTTTGCCAGTTCCGCCATCATACAGTTTATCCAAAAGGTCAAATTGTTGTTGAGCACCAGCTTCTTCCATTTTTCTAGTTTCTAAATCGGCAGCTACACCTTGAAAGGATCTATCACGAATTAAACCGCCAGAAAGTTTTGCGGCTAAAAATTGAAATAAATCTTCCGTGTAAAAAGCAAACATTTTTCCAAAATTTAAGAATACATCAGACAATACTGTAAATGCGGCTTTTGTATATCTAACAATAACATTATTTGATGATGTGAATAAACTTTTAATATTTTCATCAAAGTTCTTTGCTGTTTTTTCATCAAATCCCATTTTTTCTAGTAATTGTTGCGTTAGAGTTTTTTCCTTATTGTTTGGATCAAAACCTAGTCCTACCAAAATATCATTCTTTAGTTTGGAAAAATCTACATTCTCAGAAACTTGTTTAATTAAATAAGCAACACCCGCCAGAGCAATTGCGGCTAAAATAAATCCACCAGGAATTCCGCTTAATACCGAACCCAATACTCCTAAGATTCCTCCACCAACTTTGCCAACAACGCCAAGTAAACCACTCACAATACTTCCAATCATGCCAGCGCCGCCAGATAACACACTACCAATACCAGAAAAAATTCCACCAATACCTGATCCAATACTTGAAAGTATTCCACCACCACTTCCTTCTGTAGATTTATTTACATTTGTTGGTGTTTTCTTTTTATCTGCCAATAATGTATTTCTTTTTTCTGCACCTATCCACAAAGCATCCGCACCTCTTGATGATTTGCCTGTCATTTTTTTAGTCATAGATGCTATGTTTTGTCTAGTGATATTCATATCTCTAGCCATAGAATTCATATTCATAGTATTTTTAGCAACAATTTTCAATAAGCCTTCTTGCTTTTCGCTTGAAATAGTTAAAGCATTTATGGCTGCACTTTGTTGTGGTGAATCTGAACTTAATTTTGGCGCACCACCTAGTGCAGAAAAACCTTTGCCAAATATTTTCTGACCAGTAGTTGATACAACTCCACTTCCACCAAACAAAACATTTCTAATATCCATTCTCTCTTTTCTTTGCTTCAAAGCCGCTGAACCAAGAGAACTCAAAACACCTTTTGATTTCAATTCTTGTTTGTATATCTGGGAGAATTTGGTTGTCATTTATTTTCTTCTTGCTAAATTTTGTTGTTTAATCTTCTCGTTTTCTTCCTCAATGTGACGGAGAAGCATAGTAACATATACATTTCTTTCCCACGGCAGCATATCATTCAAATCTTGTAAAGAGTATTTGTGATGTTGCATTAGTGCGAAATTAGTCTGGTAATGGTTACTTAAAATATCATAACGAAAGGTTACCCGAAAAAACTTTGGATTCCTTCAAGCATTAATTCTTCTTCATAAGCACACTTTTGACAAGTAAACTTAATTTGTTTTTTAAGTTTGGGAATGCTCTCAAAGAATTCTTGAATTTTTCCAAATTGTTCTCTGGTCAAACTATCAATAAAATCTACCAATTCTTCTTCTGGTGTATCTTTAGCATAGTACATTGATTCGTTATCATAAATGAAATCAATAGAACTGATAATCGTTTTTGAAATTAAATCAGTGGATGATAAATCTTGTATTTTGGTGATAGCTTCAATATTTTTAAAGTTAGGATATTTTAATACAACACCTAAATTTGGTGTTAATTGAATTTTGTTGTCTATTGTGTTGATTATTGGCTCAACTTCCAATGCATTAAAACTCAACTTCACCAAAGAGTTACATTTCTTTTCTTCTTCACCTTCTCCACTAATAGTATTATTACATTTGTATTGCAAGTCAACAACTTCACCGACGGATCTTGCTCTTAAGTGCATGAAGAAATATTCAAAATCTAGAATAGGCAATTCTTCAATATCAATATCAGAAACGCAACAATTATTAATAATTTGTTTCACGGCCAAAAGTATCGCATCTTGGTCTTCTGATTCCGCAGCCATCAAAAGAATCTTTTCTTCTTTAACTAAGAACGGTCTAAACTTTACTTTCTTTTTTAGTAATGGTAAAGTAATTTCATATAAAGGCACATCAATTTTAGGTAACATATAATCTCCAAATAATTAAAATATTCTTCTCACAGCTTCAGCCGTTCCTCTAATTTGCGATTGTAGGATTTGAGAAACTGGTACTCCAGCAACGGAAGAACCAAGAAGTGCGGCCGCGGCCGCACCGAGGTCATAATCGCCTTCATAAATTGTTTTGAATTTCTGATATGAAAATCTAACCGTTAATCTGTGAAAACCATCATCCGACCAAGAAAGTGTTTGTGCTCCTATTCCAATAGGAAAAGCGTCAAATAATTCTACAGCATAAATCTGTTTAATAAAATCATCATACTGAACAATTTTAACGTTAGTCATGTATGATGTTTCTTTGCCCTTAGGAAATCTAGCGTTGTTTGTGTCGTTGGGAACTATTGCTTCCATCCAACGGTCAAACAATTTTCTTTCATAGAACTCATTTGTACAAACCCAGGTTAGTGCAATTTCATCATATTGGGTTGTATATGGCACTTTGAATCCTGGTCCATAAATTGATACATCGGCGGTCTGTAATGTTTTGCCGGGCAATTCAGCACCTTCGCATTGAAGTGCTAGATATCTGGAAATAGATGAATTGTAAGAACGAGTTTGTTCTCCGCCAAGTACTCTTGCGGTAACATCAGAGAAAATTGAGTTCGGTAGATTTAAGATTTGTTCAAGTAAACCATTCTCAACAAACTTGCTAATGTATTGCGGTATCGGTAATATAACTTGGAAACGACTTGGACGGGCTAAGCCTTCTTTAGCCTTTATGTTGGCTAAAAATAATTGGGGTAAAAATGACATTAGAATTTTTTCCTAGAATCGGCCCAGACTTTGTTCTTTGTTGCCTTTTCAAATTGTTCAACCGGTAATAAGGCGGCAATGTCCCATTCATCAGCTGGAATTTCAACAAATCTAGATTGCACATGAGAACCTAGATATCTCTTAATGCAAGGTGTTGCTTCATATGCCTTTGAGAATGCAGCCAGCATTTGATAGTTTAATCTTAGCTTAGTTTGTGCATCAAAGCGATTATCGGTGGCATGTTCGCTCAATTTATCCAAAAGAATGATACGTTGCTTTGGGTGAATGTAATGTAAATTCAGCCCTAGAAAACCGTCTGGGTATAGTTGTATTGGTAGAACCAATGGGAACTTGTCGTAATATGGCAACTTATCCTTCGTTTTTGGGTCATAATAAAAATAGTACATGTGACCGATAAAATGTGAGGTTGTCTGTCTCTCACGGTCCTGCATTAATTTCTGAGGCGTTGGTTTTAAATCACCAACTTTGGAACGCAACCAATCACGGGCTTGTCTACTACGAGCCGTATAACCAGTCTTTTGCAACTGCTGATTGATTCTGTCCATTAAGTAAGCCATAAATGTATTTATTACGGTTTAAATGCCTAAATCTTTTTCCGTAACTATTTTAAATTGCCAGCCGTGTGCATGACAGAATTCATCGGCTGCTTTCCACTTCATTTGATTGACAACATAGGCAATGGATTCTCTTAGAAAATTCTTTGTCTTACGCTTTTGTGTTGGTTTTTTGGTCTGTGCTTCTGGTTTTACCTCAACTACATAAGTCATAATGGTATCATCTTTTCGTTTGACTTTTATGATAAAATCTGGAAAGTAACGATGCATTCGTTTGTCAACTGGACTGTAGTAGGGAATAGCCAATTCTTCCGATGACCACCAAATGATGTTCGGATTATCGTCAAACCACTTCATACAACGCAATTCCCAGGATGACCTATAGATTATGTTATCTGGATTGCCGTTATATTTTTTAGGGTTTTGTGGGGTAAACTTACCTTTGTAAGAATTAGTTCCATAAGACATATAAATATGTAGTAAAACTACAGGATCAACATGGCACTTTTTACCCTATCTGACATAACCTATAAAGCACAAGAAGCTAGAACTGTCGGACCTTTGCCTAGAGAAGCATTTGGTCAAAATATATTGAGATATCCTATTGATATTGGATCGGTGGACAAAGGACATTATATGGTCGTTCATATTAATGTTCAGAATAAAACTGAATATTCATCAAGATTGGCTGAGGATTCACGGTCAACAATACAAAGAAATAGGGAAGCGTTAGCTGGACAAACTGGATATAGAAATATTGGCGGATTAGCTAAAGAAGGAATTGGTCTTGGCTCAAGAGGCGCAAATAGCGTAGATGAATTCCTTAAGAAAAATTTTGATGTTAATACTGCAAAAATTGCAAAAGATGCTTATGAAAAGACTGTGAACTCAATAAATCAAATTACTGGCGGTGTAACACAAGATATATTTACCGCAGTAGATTCTACTTTTGAAACTATTGGATCAGATTTAGGATCATTAGACAATTCAACTTTTCTAAGAACTACGAAAAGAACTACAGACAGTATTGCTCTGTATATGCCTAATACATTAAATTTTACTCACAGTCAACAATACTCAGATTTATCTTTAGGTGGAGAAGCAGCCACAACTTTTGGTGCTATTGCAAAAACACTTCTAGATGATGGTGTTGATGCCGGGCAAAAAGGAAGAAATTTATCTCCATTTGTTCTTCAACAACTAACAAAAATTGCAGGATCATTAACAGGATCTCCAAATGCAGCCGCTGCCGTTTTTGCGGGAGCTTCACAACTATCGCAGAATCCACAATTAGAGTTAATTTACGCAAGACCAGATTTTAGGTCTTTTAGATTTTCTTTTATGTTTTATCCAAGAAGTGAGAAAGAAGCTGAAGAAGTATATAAATTAATTCAACGATTAAAATTTCATCAAGCGCCAGAAATAAAAAATGGAACAGCTGGATTCTTTTTAGTTCCTCCATCAGAGTTTGACATTGAATTTTATTATAATGGACAAATCAATCCAAATATACCTACAATTTCAACTTGTGTTTTACAATCAATTGATTTAGACTATGCGCCAAATGGATTTCACTCTTTTGAAACACCTGGAGATAATTCACCAAAGATTGGTGGTACTGGCACGCCAGTTGCTATTAGAATGGATTTGTCATTTAAAGAAACAGAAATTATGACGAAGTTTAATTTTCAAGATGGCGAAAGAAGTAAAGCGGAATTTCAAGCATCAGCGGCGTTGGGTAATTTTAATGAAACTAATTTTTCGGAACAACAATTTGATGCCGACAGAGGAGCTGGACTCTAATGGCAAAATACTTTAGATACTTTCCAAAAACCATTTATACATTAAATGGTTCAAACTCTCTTGATACAATTACTAATTTAACTGCTAGTTTTTCGTTTGATGAAAGTCTTTTAGAAAATTCCATTTCATACTATCAGTATACAGTACCTGATGGTGAAACACCGGAAATTGTCGCAAACAAATTTTATGGTGGACCAGAAAAACACTGGATTATTTTAAAGATGAACAAAATCTTTGATGTTAAGACAGATTGGCCGATTGAGCAAAGAGTTTTAAATGAAGTTATCAGGTCAAAATATGCAGACAGTTGGATAACAGAAACTTTTGAAATGGCTGATGAAGAAGGTAATCTTTTTGTTACAGAAAACGGTGAATCATTAATCTATGAAACGGGCAGAGAAAGAGATGGATTAGAATGGGCCATACTCAACAATCATTCTTTTTACAAAATTGAAACAAGATTATTTCCAGCAAATGGAGATAAGACTATTCAAAAAATTCAGATAACCGAAGAAGATTACAATAATCTTGTTGAAGAAAGCGCAAACTATACATTATCTGACGGAAATATTTTAACTGTATCAATCACAAAAACTAGAATGTCTTTCTATGATTATGAGGTTGAGGAAAATGATATTAAGAGAAGAATAAAAATTTTAAAGAGTGAATATGTTCCCGCGGTGGATCAAGATTTTGTGCGAGTAATTAGCAATGTCTGATAAGACAATTTTACAATCAACACAATATACCATTAAGAAAGATGGCCTATCATTAGCAACCAAAGCTGGTATTGTTGATTTGACTGGTATGTTTGAAGAATTAAATATATTTGACAGCATATTTAATCCATGCATGACAGGAACTATTCTCATAAGAGATGCGAAAGGACTTTCAAATAAACTAGCATTTGATGGCTCAGAAATTCTTTTAATTGATATGGGAAAAACAGAAAATCAAGCTACAATTACAAAATCATTTAGAGTTTACAAACAAAGTTCCAGAAAAGTTGTCAATATAAGTACTGAACTTTATATTCTTCATTTTGTTTCTGATGAATTCATCTTATCACAACAAACAAAAATATCAAAGTCATATCAGGACACTTATACGAATGTAGTTCTTGATATCTTAAAAAATTATTTGTTGGTAAATCCTGATGGCGTATTTTCGGTAGAGTTATCAAAGGGAATAAGAACTGTTGTTTTGCCTAACAAAACACCGATTGAATGTTTGGAATGGTGCTCAAAGAAGGCCGTAAACGAGGATTTATCGCCATCATTTTTATTCTTTGAGAATAAATTAGGTTATAATTTCTTAACTATTTCAAAGATGTTGGATCAAAGAGCCATACACAATATTAATTATCAACCAAAAAACTTAGCACTGGCGGCTGAAGATACAAATGAAATGATGGGTGCTAGATACATTGAAGTCGTTTCTCAATTTGATTTGAATAAGAATATCAAACATGGAGTTTATGCTGGTACATTTATTGGTTTTGACATTACAACAAGAAATATTGCAAAAAGAAATGTAGATTTTGATGATGTATATGCAACAGGAAGTCATGCAAACGAAACTCCAAACATTGGTATCATTACGAACAAAGCTGGATTTAAAAACACTGAGATGTTTAACTCAAGACGGGTTTTATTCTCAACTGGAATTTTTGGTTCACAAAGCGATTATGTCAAAACGAATGATCCAAATTCTATCAATTCCGATGATGATACATACAACTATGTAATACAAAGAGAATCGGTAATGAGGAATTTAATGAATCAAAGATTGAAAGTTGTTATGCCTGGAAACTTTGATTTAATTTCTGGAACAAATGTCAATATAACAGTTCCAACAATTGGTGCTCAATATTCGGAAAATATTCAAGATAACATAGACAAAACAAAAAGTGGTAAATATTTGATTGTGTCAACTAGGCAAATGATTACTTATGACAAACATGAAACTGTTATGGAAGTGGCAACAGATTCCAACAATCGTGATAAAGTTTATTTGAGTACACAACAACAAAATGATTTGGTAGATTTTTATGGATAATAATTTTGCTGGCAAGAATGGCTTTATTTGGTGGACAGGAATAGTTGAGAATCGGGATGATCCTCTAAAGTTAGGACGTTTACGTGTCCGAATTATTGGATGGCATACTGATGATTTGAATGAAGTTAAGTCTGAACATTTACCGTGGGCTGATGCAGTTACTCCATTAACACACAGCAATGCATCATTAGATATAAAAGAAGGTGATTGGGTTATCGGTTTCTTTACTGATGGGAACAATGCACAAAAGCCAGTTGTTTTTGGACAGTTGAATGGTCTAAATCCAAAAACTGTAAATACTAACGTTGGTTTTTCACCACAACTTACACCAGAACAAAAAGCAGTACAGCCAAAGGCTTCCGATTCAATTATCGTTGATAAGCCAGGAGAACCAACTACACCAAGAACAGCAAGAGGTGTAGTTGAGGGAACTCCAGTTGGCATAGCAAACGAAAAACGAGCGCACGTTTGTGATATTAGAGAAGAAATGAAAATGGCTGCGGCTCTAGCAAGACTTAAATTTTCTCAATTGGTACAAGCAATAAGAGAAGCTGTGAGAGCAATTATAAAAGCCTTAGGATTTTCGCCTGATGGTGTCACTGGAAGATTTATTGAAATTGCAAAACAACTGCTAAGAGATTTAAAATTCATACAATCCATCATAGAAGAAATACGTGACTGGACAAAAGTAATTGTGGATTTTGCAAAAAGAGTTCGTGCTATGATTGATTGGCTACTAACATTACCTCAAAAATTATTAGCTTTTCTTAAAGATTGTTTGGCGGAATTATATGCTTCATTGAAGACTGGAATAGCAGATTTGTTTTCTGTTTCTGGTGGTGTTGGTGATAACACTGAATCTGGAATATCGGAAGCAATGGGAGTATTTGGTGAAATTGTAGATACCGCAAAATCAACGGTTCAAGCTGGCATTGAAGTTGTAGCCGCGCCAGTGGCTATTGTAACTGCACTTACTTCACCAACTTCCGCGGCTGATGTTTCTAAGGCTGGAGACTTAATTACTTCTTATATCTCAACAACCGCATCAAATGATACGTCATCAAATACAGTAACATCCGTTTCAAGTTCCAGAACAAATTTTAAAATGGCATAAGCATGGCAGATACATTAGCAAATCCTGATGAGTTAAACAAACCAGCCGATGATGAATCTTGGACCGAAAGGGAGTCTGAGGCCAGCATTGAAAATCCACCAACTTATCCACATAACAAAGTTATGATGACCGAATCTGGTCATCTATTTGAAATGGATGATACACTCGGTCGGGAACGAATTCGTTTACAACACGGTGGTGCAAAAAATAACGGCGTTGGTTCATTCTTAGAAATGCATTCCAACGGCGACATGACCACAAAAATACAACGAGACAACTATGAAATTGTTCTTGGTAAAAATAGAGTATTGATTAAAGGCGTGTGTAATGTTACAATAGAGGGTGATTCTATTGTGCATGTTAAGGGCAATAAGTATGAAAGAATTGATGGAGATTTAGTTCAAGAAGTTCGTGGTAATGTTACGCAGAATTTTAAAAAGAAAACAAAGATTCTTTCTGATGGCGATATGACTATTGGCTGTGGAGACCCAACAACAGGAAGTTTGAAACTTTCAACAGGTGACCACACATACATACAAGGCGACTTGGCTGTAGCGGGTTCAATTCAAGCGGATATGGTAACAGCAACAACAAAAGTTAATGCTGGTACACAAGTCAATGCTGGTCCTCTTGGATTTGTTTCTGAAGCCGGCGGACTTGCGATTGGTTCGCCTGTTGCTTTGCCATTACAAGTGCTTGTTCCTGCTGGATCAGCTTATATCGGTCAAAGCGTCTATGCTGGTATTAGTGTAAATGCTCCTTTCATAAATGGTTTCTCAGTAAAAGATGTTGCTGGAACTATGTTGAGTATTAGAATGCAACACAATGCACACAATCATATTGGTAATAAGGGATTTCCAACAAGTCCGCCTATTACACCAATGACTTTACTTTAATTATGGAGATTTGAATGTCAAGCGTTTTTGGAAGATTAACATATAACTTTGATGATACGAAGTATGGAGATGCTTTTTATTTAACAACTGAAACAAAGAATTATTTAAACACATCACCACTTGAAATTAAAACTTGGCAGAAAAATGATATTGCCAACGGAAGCATTCAAAACACAAACTACTTTAAGAATCCGGTAATAAATGTAACAAACACGATTATATCCACAGTAAATACATTTAATGTTGTGTTTGCGAATGTTGTATCATTTGATAGCGCACCCACATTAAATTTAGTTTTTGCATATCAGACTATTGAAACTTTAGAATTGGAGTTGGCAAAATATAAGACACATACAAGTAATGTTGCTGGTGTAAATGATAGCACACAAACAGTTACTGGCGATGGTGCTTCAATCATTGACTATCCAGATTATAAAAAATCTGTGGGTTTGGGGCAACAACTATTACAGTTGGTGAATGTAACTGATGGCGTCCAGAATGCTTCTCCGTTATTAGGCAGTATGACAAGTCTTTTCATTGGTGATGAACTCGCATCAAATTTGAGCATAATTACATCCGATGTGCAAACGTTAAATGCAACGATACGAGAGGTGATTGTCGTTGGAGGTGGAGATCCTCCATCAAACACTTTTTATTATTCTAATATAACTTCAGCTAACGCAAACACTATAATGACACACTTTCAAACCTTGGGTACCATGCTAAGAGTGCGGAGAGAACATGATTGGGATTTCTATAGGAATGGCGTTAGTATTGTAAATGACTATTTCAAAGTTGATTCGTTAGGTAGATTAGGAAATACTCAAAGTTACCTTGTTAATAATTTAATCGGCACGGATCGCTATATCTCAAATACCTTAGCCAATACGTAATAAATAGAACATGGCAACAGTAGTAAGCGCAACAACCAGAAAATACAAAGACTTGGACTTGTCTTTCACAGCCCATCCTATAAAGAAGGATGTGAATAAACACGTTGACGAGATGGCGGTAATCAATTCGGTTAAGAATTTGATTTCAACTTCTCGGTACGAAAGACCTTTTCAGCCTCAATTGGGCTCCGGTGTACGCAACTTGTTATTTGAAAACATGGATTCCATTACATCTTCCGCTCTGAAGCGTGAGATTGTTCAAACATTGGAAAATTATGAGCCAAGAGTTATCGTAAAAAGCGTTGCTGTTTCGCCAAATTATGAAAACAATTCTTACAGTATCGGTATGACATTTTTGATAGTCAATAGAACAGACCCAATAACAATAAACTTCTTCTTACAACGAGACAGATAAGATGGCGGACCGTTTAAATGTAACTGAATTAGATTTTGATTCAATCAAAACTAATCTTAGAAATTTCCTAAGACAACAAACCGAATTTCAAGACTATGATTTTGAAGGTTCTGGCTTAAGTGTTCTATTGGACATTCTAGCATACAATACCCATTACAATGCATATTACTTGAATATGATTGCCAACGAAGCATTCTTAGATAGTGCTTCTCTTAGAAACTCAGTTGTTTCACATGCAAAACGAGTTGGATATACACCACGTTCAGCTAGAGCACCGAGAGCAATTGTTAATGTAACTATTCAAACAACAAATTCTACTCCAGGTTCATTAACTCTGCCTAGAGGTTATGCATTTTCGTCTTCACAATTAGATGGTGTATCATACAAGTTTGTTACCGTAGAATCTACAACAGTTTCCAAAACAGCAAACAATTTTGTTTTCACAAACGTGCCAATCTATCAGGGACAACTAGTTTCATACTCTTATACCAACAGCTTCTTTTCTAATCCAAAACAACTGTTTACAATACCAGATGCGAACATTGATACGACAACATTAAAAGTTTCAGTAAAGCAATCATCTTCAAATACCGAAACAGTTGTTTATGATTTGTCTACGAATGCGCTTACCGTAGATTCAACATCGGAAGTTTATTACCTACAAGAAGGTAAAAACGGACAATACGAAGTTTACTTTGGTGATGACACTCTAGGTAAAAAGATACCGGATGGTGGTGTAATCACCCTAGAATATTTGATTACCAGTGCAGATGCATCAAATAAAGCAAACAGTTTTGTTTCTTCTACAACAGTTGGTGGATTTAGTTTAATTTCCGTAAATTCAATTTCTGCGGCTGCTGGTGGTGTCACCAGAGAATCAGTAGATTCAATTAAATTTGCCGCACCTCTTGCTCTACTATCACAGAATCGTGCTGTGACTAAGAATGATTACATCAAGTTAATTCAACAAAACTATCCTGCTTTTGAAGCTGTCAATGTATGGGGTGGAGAAGAAAATGATCCACCAGTATTTGGTAAAGTTTTCGTTTCAGCAAAACCAAAATTGGGTTTTGAGGTTTCAGATACGGAAAAAGATTTTGTAAAAAATACCATATTGAAGCCAATCAGTATGTTAACAATTACACCAGAAATTGTTGATATTGACTACAATTATCTAAAAGTTGAAGCGAACGTTTTCTATGATAAATCAAAATTGTCATTAAACGATTCTGAATTAAAAAGCGCAATAGTAACTTTAATTAAAAATTATACTTCTACGAATTTGAATCAATTCAATACCTATTTTAGATTTTCTGGTCTTGAAACTGCGGTTGATAATTTTGATAGGTCAATTATTTCTAATGAAGTAAGTTTGTTTGTTGCTAAAAAATTCAGACCTGATTTAATTAATGCTGATACATATATTCTTGATTTTGGTTTTGAATTGGCTAGAGGAACAACAAACGATAACTTCTACTCAACACCCGATTTCACAATGACAGATGAGATTGGTGTTTCTCGCCAATGTTTCTTTGAAGAAGTTCCATCATCTTTTTCTGGATTAGAATCTGTGACTGTAAGTAATCCAGGCTTCAATTACACATCAACTCCAAAGGTCACAATTGTTGGAGACGGAGAAGGTGCAATAGCAGTCGCTGAAATAGTGAATGGAAAAATAAACAAAATTACAGTTACAAATCCAGGTATTGGATACACCACAGCA